GCGATGGGCGACTGTTCGGTCTGCGGCCATACCTATGAGGCGCATCAGCCTCCCTACGCATCCCCAGCCCCCTCTATGGTAGGGCTGCGGGAGAAGGTGGCGCGGCTGGTGGCTGATCTGCCGCTCAAGATCGACTTCGACCCGGTGTCCTGCACGTCGTGGCTGACCAACTCAGACGATGTAATCGACGCCATCCTCGCCCTTCTTGCGCGGGAGGGGGTGGGCAATGAGTAGGGTTCATTCCGGCGCAAGCGCCTCCATACCCACCGCGCCGGCATCAACCAGCAACGCTCGCCTTGCCGCAGAGCTTCAATCTATCGCCCTCGCCCTCCGCATTGGTGGTCTGGACGGCCTTCGCTCCGGCACGGTCAAGATCGGGGGGAAGCCGTGAGCCGGGCCTCGATCACCAAAACCGTCCGTGGCCTCCAAAAGCTCGGGCTTTCCGTGTCAGGAGTTGAAATCGCGCCAGACGGCACGGTTCGCGTCTTGACCTCTTCCGCAAACGAGGGTGCAGATGACGGCCTTGAAGCCATGCGGGAAGCCCGACGTGCGCGCTCGCTTATCAGGACTGCACAAGGCCACTAAGAGGCTCTCCGGGGGCCGTGTGGCGGTTTACGCCTACGCCTCGCGCGGTGGCGACTTGATCGCCCGCGCAGAAGGCCGGAACCTGGCCAACGCGAACGCCGCGCTGGAGAAGGTGTTGGGCCTACAAGAGACGCTGACGAGGCTGGAAAAGGCGCGCAAGCCTGTCCGCGTCACCCAAGACCGGGCGTACATCCATGGCCTGATAACGGCCTTCAAGGCGTCACCAGAATGGGCGAAACTCGGCGCATCCAGCCAGACAGCCTACACACACTATCTGGCTTCCTTCGCCGAAGAGTTTGGCGACTGGAAGGTCTCGCTGTTCAACAATCCAGAGACGAAGATCGACCTTCTGGACTGGCGCGACGATTGGGCAGACAGGCCCCGTGCAGCCGATTACGCCCTGCAATCGGTTGGACGGTTGTTCAAATGGGCAAGGGCGAGGGGGCTTTCGTCAGCTCGCCCTGTGGAAGACGTTGAGCGTCTTCACGATGCCGACCGGTCAGATATTATCTGGACCGATGGCGACCTGACCCGGCTACTTGCACAGGCAGGACCGGCGGTTGGCCGGGCCGTCCGCCTGTCGGCTGAAACGGGCCTGCGCCTCGGTGATCTGGTCAAACTCCCATGGGGCGCTGTAGGTGAGCATGGGATTGTCTGGCGGACAGGCAAGCGGGGCAGGCAGGCCGTTATCCCGCTGACGCCCGCCGCGAAGGCCCTGCTGAAAGCGATGCCGAAAACATCGACCGTGGTGCTGACTAACACGCACGGAAAGCCCTGGACTCAAGGCGGATTAAAAACCATGGTCCGCAAGGCCCGCATTGCAGCCGAGATTACCGGCCTGCGCCTGAACGATCTTCGCGGAACCGCCGTCACGCGGCTATTCCTTGCCGGCTCTCCGAAGCGTGATCTGGCCACGATTTTCGGATGGTCAGAAGAGGCCGTTGAAGAGCTTCTGACAAAGTATTGCTCAGGCGATGCGGTGGCTCTTGACCTACTGTCGCGAATGAACCAGAAACCGCCAACGACAAACCGGTCACAAACCGGTTCCGAGCAAACCGGCTAAGTCGTTGAAACTAAAGTACGCGCCCTTAGCTCAGTTGGTTAGAGCATCTGACTTTTAATCAGAGTCGCGCCCTAGAAAATCAACCACATAGCTACAAACCGGCCCCCTCCCGGCTCCAATAGATTCAGTTGGTTACCGGAGGCGAGCAAACCGACCGACGCTATTTTAAGCGGGGTTGACGGACTCTCCGCCCTAGGGCATATTGTCGTTATCAGGGGCATGAAGCCCGGATGGAGAAGACAGATGGCCAACATGTCGTACTGCCGGTTCGAGAATACCCTCGAAGACCTGCGCGACTGCCGCGACGCACTTTCCGAACTCAACTCGGTCAGCGACATTGAGAGCGACAGCGAGCGCAAAGCCGCCCAGCGCCTCATCAAAATGTGCAAGCGCATCGCGGACGATTGGGGAGACGAAGGCGAGTGACCCCAGAAACTTTCCGCGCGCTCCTGACCGGCCTTGGCTTCACACAGTCATCGTTGGCTAGGGCGCTGCGGACAGACCCCCGGACAATCAGGCGATGGGCGCTAGGAGAGGTTCCTGTGCCCTATGCCGTGCAGATGCTGTTGCGCGGGGAATCTCTCACTGGCCAACCAAACCCATGACCGACGCATGGCACACCGAGCTAACGCAGGACGGCGACCGCTGGAGCTTCACGCTGACGCTCAATGGTGTTTGGCACAGTGGCGGGCGCAACTACCGCAGCCGGGCTGCTGCCCTTGCCGCCGCTGACTGGCACCGTGCGCCTATGAGCGAGCGCCCGTCGATTGCGGATGATCTGGCAGCGTTGGGCCTGTTCGCCGCCTAGCCCATCTCCGGGTCGCCGTCGTCCAGCGTACCAGGATCAGGCCGGCGGTCTGTCGCAGAGCGCGGGAACGGCCTTCCGGTGTATGTCGCCCACCTTGCCCGCTTTGCAGATGCGCGACGGTTCATCGCCTTGTTGGCCTCACAGAACAGGAGGCGGGCGAAGGGTGTCAGGTCAGGCTGCACGGTCAAGCCTCGCCAGTGAGCAGGTGTGCCGTTCCACCTCCCCGTCCTGCCGGTGATAGGTCACGGCCTCCATCGACCGCTTCGACCGATACCCGCTCGCATGGCTCCAGATGTCCGGGGCTGCGAGGGTCCGGCAGTATTCCACCGTGACGCCCGGATAGTCCTTGATGTCCTTGTGGTGGACGTGGCCGACAAACCAGACCCGCGAGCCGTGTTCGGAGGCCAGCCACAGGGCCGGCGAGTCCACCGCCATCAGCAGGGGAAGGTTCGCACCCTTTGCCCCGTCGCCGTGCGTCGTCCCGATCAGGTTGGAACCGAAGCCGTGGAACCAGTAGGGGTTCGGGCTGGTAATGACTGTGACGCGCGGCTCGTTCTCGTAGATCGCCGCCATCATCTCAGCGAGCATCAGGGCGGTTATGCCGTCGTGGTTGCCCGGATTGATGCGGACGGTCAGGTGACGATGCCGCTCCAGCATCCGGGCCACCCGGTATCGCTTGCAGCGGATGACCACGCGGACGACTTCGGCGTGACGGCCATGCGTGTCCAGATGGTGACCGGACTTCGTGCGGCTGGCGTTGTTGTCGGCGTGGAGCGCGTCCCCGAGGTCAATGTACAGCGCATGAGCTGACGGCGGGGCCGAGGCGACAAGGCGGTCGGTCGCGGCGTTGTTGACCCGCTCGTACTCAACCAGGTCGAAGCCCTGCCCGGTTTCCTCGCGCCACGCATACAGCCCAGCGTGTCCGTCGCCCTCGGGATAGACCGTCAACAGGTCGTCATCCGCATAGATCGGAGGCGCGACCGGAGCGATAGGCTGTAGGCTATCAAGAAGCCCATCCCTGATAGCCTGTAGGCGTTCGGCTTGGGCTTCCGCGTCAGGGTGCTGTCGTTCCCATGTACGCTCTACGGACCCGTCAGCGGCCCTCTGGATGGTTACTTTGCCTTGGCGGTATCCCGGAGCCACGCCGCTGACAAAATGCCCCGGCGCATGACCCTTCAGCGCGGCCATCCGGAGATAGGCCCGGAGCGACTTTCCAATCGCGTCCTTGGACAGACCGAGTTGGCGTTCTGCCTCTGCGTTGGAGCCGTACTTCTTGACCGCCTCCAGATAGCGGACTTGTGTTGGTGTGACCCATTCGGGATATTCGCCGTCTTCGATTGGAACGAAGGACAGGGCCATCAGCCACCCGTGATGATGCGCCACCAAGGGCGGGGGTTTTGTTGTTCGCGCCAGCGGTCCTGCAACTCGCGCTCTGCGATCAGGGTCTGGACGGCTAGATCGCGGGCGGCGTCACACAGGACGATTGAGGCACCGCGCCGGGCGTAACCCGTCTCAAGATCGGCCTCCGTGGGGGCGGGAGGCAGGCGGTCGAGAGTGCAGGTCGTTTCCGCCGCTTTAGGAAGGCTCAGCCGGGGCGGCTCCACAGACTGAGGGCCGGGTGTCGCACAGGCCGTCATCGTGACGAGCAAGGCGAGCGGCGCGATCAGCCGCAAGGGGTTGGGCGGCATCGGGGGCGCTCCGTGCTTCGGTCTCGGCGCGGGCTGTCATGTCCCGGACCTCGACAACTTGGGTGTGATAGGTGTCAACCCTGGTTGACAGTGCGCGCTCGCCTTCGACTTCAAGCCCACGCGCAGACGCATCGCTCTCCGCAGTCTCCGCGCGGGTTTCCTGCCGATCCCGGAAGAACGACCGGATGCCGAACGGGTCGGAGATGAAGGACACGACAGTTACGAGGGCCAGCACGGCAGCGAGGACGTAGCCGATCAGCCGCCACGGGATGCGGGCTAGCATCCGCCCACGCCCTTCCGGTAGGCCCACAGGATAGCGATGAACACGCTGGCGATGCCGCAGAACCAGCCGATAGCGATGCCGAGGAGGAGGGAGATCACGGGTACTTCCTCCGGTCGAGTTCGATGTGCGGACCGTCTCGCAGGGACTTCCAGTCGCCGCCCCAGATGATCGGGATGTTCAGTTCCTTCGCCGCGCGCTTGAAGGCGTCAGCCACGGGCGGGTAGAGCGGCCAATCCCACCGGACCTTGCCAGCGACCAGCACGGCGAAATCGAGCGCGTGGCCGGTGATGTGGCGGCTGTTCAGGGTCTGCGATGCGCCAGCGGCCTTAAGCTGCTTCTGCCGGGCCAGTGACCGGATGCCCTCGGTGATAGTGAAGTCGTGAGGGCTGTAGGACAGGGCCAGATGCGCGACCTTTTGGAGGTCGGGATGCACCTGAGCGAGACGCGCGGTTGAAGTTGCGCCGAAGGCATAGGCCATGGCTTTCTCCGTTGGATTCTGCTAGGTTTTGGGGATGGGAAGGCGACGCGCAGGTAACGGCTGGAGCGCAATCAGACGCGCAGGACGCCTAGTCATGGTACTGGCCCGCGATGACGGTACCTGGATTACGACCGGACAGGCGCAGGGCTGGCCGCGCTGCACCCGATGCCGCCAGCCTCACGAAACCTCGCCGGAGGGGTCAGGCAAATGCCCCATCTGCTTTTTCTACGGCCAAAGCGACTTCTGGGCTTGGGACCAGCATCCGCTCTTTCCGTACAATATCGGGAGGCGAGTGCGGTCGGCGCAGATAGTCGCTAATCGCCCTCGGTCTGCACGGTCGGAGGCTCTGCCGGACGGGGTCCACGAAGCCTGAGCTTCAGGTTCGCCAGCAGGCCGAAAATCTCGCCCGCTGAGGCCCCTGCCGCATAGAGGACGACCATCAGGGCCGAAAACAGCAGAAGGGCCTGACAAAGCCCCAGAGCGTCATTCTCGGGGATGACATAGGTCAGCCGCCAGACCAGCAGCAGGCACGCCGCGACCGAGCCGAACGTCAGCAGCCGGCGGTAGAAGAACGAGGCCTCCGGAAGCGGGTCTTGCAGGTCGGTCACCGGCCCGCTTCCCGCTCAATACGGTCGAGCTGTTCCTTCATGGCCTTTGTCCGCTCGTCCAGACGGGCGAGGGTTCCATCGGCCAGAGGGGCAACGACGCGCTCCAGGTTCGACACGCGCTGGTTAAGCCCGCCGCCCCAGAAGATCAGCGCCGCAGCCTGAACGATCAGGGCGATAATCACCCCGATCATTGACCAGTTCAGCTTGCGGGCGTCGGAATGCAACGTCATTAGCGGGTCACTCGCTCTAAGAGATTGGTGGTGCTTGGGCTGGTTTAAGCGCGGCCGACGCAGACCGAAGCCGCGACCATTGCCGTCGAGACACCGACCTCATTCTGGACGGTCTGGTTCCAATGGTAGGTGTCCTGCATCATGTTCCGGCCGAGGAAATTGATCGCCCCGGTGAAGGCCATGTACGCGCCGGGATAGGTGCGAACACAGGTGTCCTGAGCATCGCGAATATCCTGATAGGCGGCGACATAGGCCCCGCTGTTCGGGCTGCGGGTGCCGGTGCGGATAATCAGCATCGGCATCTGCCCGGTCGCGCTGCCGGTCTGCGTCTCGAAATAGGCGATCAGGGTGCCGAACTCGCTGATATAGCCCGCCTTGCTGGCCCCGGAGACGCTGGTTCCGATGGCGTCACCATCCGCCTCGCCTTGGCACCACAGGACGCCAGCAAACTGCCATGCCAAGCCCGCTGCCGTCGCCGCCGTTTTGGCCGCGTTCAGCGCGGTGATGGCCGCGACACGATAGGCCGCGCCGCCGGTCCCGGCCGCCGCGCTCCAGGTGTTGGACACGCCGCCACCCGTCACCGACTGAAGGCCCGAACCCAGAACCGCAGCCGGGACGAAGATCACCCCGCGCCCGGTGCGGCGGTAATACTCGGCGGCGAAGGCGGGGCACATCGAGCCGGTGTCAGCAGCGCCGACAGGGTCGCCGGTCAGGTCGGTCAGCGCGCTGCTGTAATACTGCTTCGCGATGCCCGCCTTGATCGGGGTCTGTCCGGCTGACGCCTTGCCCACCATGTTCGATTGACCGGCGAGCAGGAACATATCCCACATCAGCGGAGTGGTCGGCACTGGCAGGTTCAGGTTCTGAACCGACTGGCTAAAGCGCGCCGCCGCGATGCGGTTTGCTGTCGTGGTGAATGCCGCCTTGTTCCCCTGGTACAGAGGGTTGCCGAAGACTGAATAGAACGTGTCGGCGGTTGACGTTTCGATGGTGCCAAGGGTGGGGCCGCCGACCTGCGAGACAACACAAACGAGGTCTCCACGCCGCAGGAAGTACGGAGCGAAATCGGTCGGCGCGGTGAAGCTCGCCTCACCGATTGCGCTAATCGTCGGAAGCGCCTCTTCGTAAACAACCGTCGGACGCCCGGTCACGACGTCGCCGCGCATGACCATGACGTTCGCTAGACCGTTCCCGACCGCGTTCACGCGGAACTTCAGCCCGGTGATGCTGGCCGCATATTTCGCAGCGTCGATATAGATAACGCTGCCCGCGCTATACCCCGTTGTCGCGACAGTCAGACCGCCTTGATAGCCGGTCCAAAGGGTCTGGGTCTCCGCGCTGGCGGGGGCAACCGAAAGCGCCGCCTGAACCTCGGGCGAGAGTGCCTCGATCTCAACAGCGTAAGACGGCTCGGATGTCAGGAAGTAGGCATCAAGGCCGGGCGCGACGCTGAAGGCAACCGTTCCGGTCGTGAACGCAGGTGACCTTTGATAGGTCCGCCCATACCGGCGTCGAACAGTCGGGCCACCGGACGGGAAGGTCAGGCCGACCCACTGGCCCGGCTGGATTTCCGGCAGCGTTGGCGTCGTCCAGACCTGCGCGCCCGTCGAGACAATCGTCGGGAGCGCGGTCGCTGACACGAAGGTCATGCTGCCGCTTTCAGGGTCGCCCGTCGCAACGAAAAAAGACGCAGCGCCCGAACCAACCGCCGCAACGGTCAGGCCGATTTCAGTGATCGTCGTCCGTTCCGTGGCCTGCCAAAGCAGCCAGGAATAGTTCTCCACGAAGTCCGCGATGTTGGTGCCCAGGGCGAGCGGGCCGTAGCGGCGGGTCACCGTGGTCGGGTTGATGACATCGGTGGATTGCTCAACGGCATCAGCGGCGCTGGCGGCCGACGCCGCGGCCTCGCTCGCCTTGGTCGTGGCCGTTGCGGCGGAGGCGGTGGCCGAGGCGACCAGTGGGGCCAGCAGGGCGGCGCCTTCAACCGTGACCGTGACGGCATTATTGACGACGGTGACTTCAGCGATAGCCATCAGACCGTCACTCCCTCTGCGATGGTGAATGTGCCTTCAAGGTATCGGGCCTTCGTCAGGCCGGTCCCGGTCATGATGAGGTCGTAGTAGAGGACCACGTCCGTCCCGGCCTTTTGACCGTTGGTCGAGGCGGGCAGCAGGGCGTCTATGGTGGACTCGTCGATCTGGATGGTCAGGGTCGAAACATCGACGCCGCTTTCTTCCGTCACGGCCACCGACAGACCCTGCGTCCCGGCGGTCTGGTTGGTTAGCCCGATCAGCGCCGAGCCGGCCGTACCGGGCAGGGCGCGGACTTGCAGCGCGAACGTGCCGCCCGTGAAGTCGAGGCCGACAAAGCGGATTGACTCCACATAGGGCGTGTTCCGATAGACGGTGATCGGCAGGGTTCCAGGCGTCATTCGTCAGGCCCTCGCGTGGCTTTGGTCATGGGTGGTCCGGGGTGGGGTTGGGGGCCTAGTAGCCGCCGGTCAGGGCGACGCGCTTCCAAGTGTTGGTGGCCGTGCAGACGTAGATGTAGCTGGCATCCCAAGCGATCTCGCCGGCGATGCCAGTTCCGCTTGATGTGGGGCTGGCCGAGGTACGGACACGAATGCTGTCGTCGTTCACATCGAGGACGACTTGCGGGTCGTTGGTTCCAATGCCGAGACGTGCGGTATCGGTGAAGCGGGCCACTTCGACGTTGTTCTTGACCGAGACGATCACGTCGGCGGTGCGGGAGACATTGCCGTCACCGGCTCGCAGGTTCAGGTCTGACGCGCCGATGGAGTTGAGGTAGATCGAGGTTCCACCGCCCGACGTGTTGCCGATCTGAAGGCCCGCATAAGCGAGAGCCAGGGTAGAGGCCGTGCTGGCGGGGACGGTGATGAGGGTCGTCGTCCCACTTTGAATCAGAAGGCCACGCGAGGTAGGCGCGCGAAGATAGGCGAAGCCCGAGGCAAGAGCGTGGGGGAAGGTGACCACGCCGTCCGTGTCGACGCCGAACGCTCCAGCCAAAGCAGAGAAGGTCGTGGAGACGGTCACCGCGCCCGTAATGGCCGCGCCGCCCGTGATGACCGGGGCAGAGATGCTGGGAGCAGTCCCGAACACCAGACTGCCGGTGCCAGTCTCGTCCGTGACAGCCGACAGCAGGTTGGCCGATGAAGGGGTGGCAAGGAAGGTGGCGACACCCGTGCCGAGGCCGGAGACCCCGGTACTGATCGGCAGGCCCGTTGTGTTCGTCAGGACGCCCGACGCAGGGGTTCCGAGGGCCGGCGTCACCAGCGTCGGGGAAGTGGCGAACACCAGCGATCCCGTGCCCGTCTCGTCGGTGATAGCTGCCCGCAGGTTTGCAGAGGTCGGCGTTCCCAGGAACGTCTCGACGCCTGTGCCCAAGGTTGGCCCTCCGGCATAGGGCAGAGAGTTCCAAGCGGTCGCGCCGTCTCCGAACTTGAACTTTCGGGTATCGGTCTCCAGACCCATCTCGCGGGCCAGCAGGACCTCATTGCCCGAGGTCCAATCCGCCGCCAGCCGTCCCCGCATTTTCAGGCGGATGTTGACCGTCGTCGTCATGGGTCATTCCCGTCGATAATCACGTCCGACTCGTCAATCGCGATGGTCGTTGTCGAGGACCAGGCCGTGCGAACGCCGCCGACGAAATAGGCGACCTGCACGTCGAGGGTTTCACCGAGAGGCACCAGGCCGCTTTGCAGGGTCGGGTCCGTCAGTTGGTCGGTGTGCAGGCTTTCAACCCACGCACCGGAGGCCACGCGCCAGCGCAGCGACCAGTCCAGCCCATCCTCTGCCGGGCCGTTGGCGAGGACGCTCAGGCTGGCCGTGACGATCAGGCCGCTGGTGTCGTAGTTGTCCGTGACGCTGGTGATGGTCGGGGCCGATGGCGCAGCCGGCGGCGTGAAGGGTGTGGAGTCGCCCGGCGCGGTGCCCGTCTTGGCCAGAGCCGCCGCGTGTTTGGCCGTCGTCTCCTGCCGGAAGGTGATGCGGACCCCGCCCGTCATGGGGTCATAGGACCGGCGCAGGCACTTCACCTTGAGGCCACTTAGCAGGAAGCCCGGCTCGTTGAAGGTGAAGCAGTCGCCCGGCTCGATCCGCCTCATGTGCGGCTTGAACGGGACCGTTCCCGTCACCGCCTCGCGGGCGTTGGCGATGTCGTAATAGGCGAGCTGGGCGGCCTGATCGGCGTCAGGGACGTAGGGATAGTCCACCCCGCGCGTCCGCTTCTTGCTGCCGTCCTCGGTTACCCAGGTCGAGTTGGTGATCGGCGCGATCTGCACCATCTCCCAGCGGTGATCCTCCGACCAGAACCGGGGCAGGATGGTGTTGATCCGCTCGAGGCGCGACTGGCCCAGCGAGACCTCGACCGGCCCCGCCGTGTCCGCCGCCGTGATGGTCACGACGGACGCCTGATCTTCGCCGTTCGTGATGCAACTGATAAGCCCGCCCTTGCGCGCCGGCACCGCGCCCGAGGCTTGCAGCAGGTTGGTCAGGACCGTGTATTTGTCGTCCTTCGTCGTCGGATAGGCCGCGACCTTCCAACCGTTTGCGTCCGCCACATTGGCCGCGTTGACGAAGGCCGCCACGTCGATGCCGGCCAGTGAGGAACCGATGCCGCCGATCAGCGAACAGGCATACGGGACGCCATAGGTTCCGCCGCCGGAATCACCGGCCCAGCGCCCGATGCACCAGTTCAGCGCAGCGATCGCGCCCTCATCAATCCAGACCCAGGTCGAGGGCGTCAGCAGCCGACAGGAACCCGAGCCGCCGGGATAGGTGCTGTCCAGCCGCGGGTCCCAGCCGAACACGCCTTCGATGACGTGCAGCGGCTTGACGACGCCGCCCTGGTACTCCGACAGCTTGGAGTTCTCAAACATGGTCAGGACGTAGCTGGCCAGTCCGTTGAGCTTGTGGTTCACGCCCCAATCGGGAGCCGCAATGCCTGCGCCGGTTCCGGTCGGGGAGGTCAGGGCGGTTTGCGGCTGCGCGCCGAGGTTCTTCTTGAGCCACATAAAGCCGACGTGATCGCCGGAGTCGGACTTGTTCAGCGTCCCGTCAAAGGTGGTGACAATGTCGTCCGCCGCGAAGCTGACGAACGACTGGATCGGGCCGGCCGAGACTGTGCAGAACAGCGACTGGTATCGGTTGGTCGCGTCATAGGCGACGCGGTAGTTGATGACCCCGGCGCAGCCGACGCGGCCATAGGCAATCGGGATTCCGGCGTCAGTGTCAGCCCGGAAGGCGGTGGCCGATCCTTCGGCTCGCGGTTCTCCGGAAAGCTCTGCAATGGCGGCGGCCGTAGCGGCGTCCACCGCCGTAGAGACTACAACCTCACCGATTGCTGCTGCGGTCGCGGCATCAAGCCCAACGGTTTCTAGCCCGGTTGCAATGGCCGAAGCGGCGGCGGCGAGCATATCGGGCATCTAGACCCTCCACGCCGTGACAAAGGCCAGCGGCCGGACGACTTGGGCACGGCCGTCAAGAAATCCGATCACCCGGCCATTCCCGAGAGCGACCGTGAGGGCGCAGCCCCACCGTTCGTCCTCACAGGGCAGGGCCACGATGTCGCCGGCCACGGCGCGAGCGGGCGCGATGCGCTCCAGCCCAACCGCGTCGACAGCCTCGATCAGATCTGCAAAGCCAAGCGAGCGCAGCAGCCGGAACCCCGCCGCTTCACTGTTCCACCGCTTCCCTTTGAGGAACGCAACGGGGACGCCCGCATGGTGCAGAGCGTGACAGGCAAGCCGGGCGCAGTCATTCGCGCCTTCGCGCCGCGCTTTGCCAGCAAACCGATCAAAACAGGCTTGAGCCGCCTTGGCTTTCCGGCCGCTCACAGGGACGCCGACCTGGTCGACCGCGTTACCAAGGCCGGGGTCCTGACCGCGTTGGTCGGGTCATTAGCCCGCCAGTAGATTTTCCGCTCGACATCGGTGATGTGTTCGCAGCCCAGGTCACCGGGCCAGACCGATTGATGAAACGAGTCCGTCAGCCGCTGTTCTTCGTTCGGCTCAAGCATCCGGGCCTCTTCGGTAATGCAGTCAAACACCAGCGACTGCCCCTGACCCACGCCGATGCGCGGCTGGTCCAGTTCGCCGCGGAACAGCAGCTCCGGCTCACCGATCAGCAGCCCCGTCGACGGATTGACCGCGCCGAGGTGAACCGTGACCAGCGACCCTTGACGCTCCGGCGCGATCCACAGGGCCATCGCGGTGCTGTCACACAGGATGGTCAGCTCGCAGACCGTGGCCTGCCCGTCCGACCCGTCCTCTATGGCCCCAATCGCCCCCAGAGCGCCGTAGGTGGCGTCCTCTGCGGAATAGGTGTTCGCACCCCAGACCACAAAGCCGGAGCCTCCGGTGTCCATCCAGCGCACCGTTGCGGCCGAGAGCGTGACCGTCACCAGATGCACCAGGGTCGGCGCGGCGCCCTGAAGGGCTGTGAGCAGAGACGCGTCCACTAGCCGCGCTCTTCAATCGTGAACGACAGGGCCACGTGGCCCGCCGTGTCCGTGGCCCACGCGTCGTGCGGGACCGTGGCAAAGCCCTCGATCAGCGGCTCGGTAATCTCCACCGGATCATTGTCGGCGGGCGACACGCGGAGCATCGTCGTCAGCACGACCGAAGCCTCGCCGGAACTGTTCGCGGCAACCTCGGTCTTAACCCGGTAGGCATAGAGCCGGCCGCCGGTCGTGACGCTGATCCACTGGTGCTTTCGCAGGACGTGGTAGGGCGTGAAGCCGTCGATAATCAGGGTGGTCCCCGACTGCGACGCGCCTTTGACCAGCGTGATCCCCGGCGCTCCGACATCGAGGCCCGGCTGCACGATCCGCATCCGAACGGTCGAGGTCTCGTCATTGATGTCCGACCAGTCCTGCGCGTCCTCGTAGCGCATCACCGGCATGACATATTCGATGGCGTACCTCGACCCGGCGCGGTTCAGGCGCTGGATGTCGCCACCGAACGCGGGCCGCAGTTCAGCCCGGCCAGAGACAAGGCGCGGCGTCTGCTTTGCCGGATACGGCCACGAAGGAAGGTCAATCGCCATTAACGGCCCCCGGTCAGACTGAAGCGGCGGCGGCGGGCGTCATCGGCGGGCACCTGCGAGCGGGCAACGCCAACGGCCTGAAGCCCAGCGCGAGCCGCGCCCGGCGAAGAGACCTTCTCGACCTGAACGTCGAAGTAGGGCGAGGGCACGACGTGGACCGCCATCGCGCCGCTGCCCTGGTCCTGCCCGGGCCGGCGGATGTCCACCATCTCGCCCGGCGTCGCGCGGAACTGCATCAGTTGGCTGTCAGACCCGCCAGACCCGCCGACCTTGAACGAGCCGCCGGTCTTGAACCCGGGCAGCTTGCTCAGGATGTCAGCGCCGATCTTGGCGTATTTTCCGACATTGCCGCCTTGCTGGCTGAAGATGTCGAGGACCGTGCCCAGCGCGCCCTTCCAGTCCTTGCTGGAGATGGACTTGAACAGGTCGCCGATCTGGCCACCGATCCGATCCGTCATGCCTTCAAACGCGGTCGCCGTTTGATCGACGGCGGCCAGCGCCGGATCGACCATGGCATCCTGAAGCCGAGGCCCCATCCAGTCCGCGATCGCGATCACCAGATCGGGAATGTAGGAATTTCCGACAACGGCATCATACAGGTTGAAGAAGGCGTCCTTGACCGCCGTGATCTTTTCCACGATCCCGCGGACGACAGCCGTGAAGCGGTCTAGCAGCCACTGCTTGACGCCCTCGTAGGTCTGGCGAACCCACTCCACCACCTCGGGGAACAGGGTCTGGAAGGCGTTGGCGATGCCGCGCACCGCAGACATCACCGCTGCCCCGAGATAGCCCCACATGGCGCTGAAATCGCCCCGCAGCAGCGCGCCGAGGGCTCGCATGATGTTGGTGATGACATTGATCGCGCCCGTGATCAGATCGACGGCGCCGCCGAAAATCCGCGCGATGACCTCGCCGAAGATCTTGATTGTCTCGGCCGCGCTCCCTGGCGAACCGTCGCCCAGGATAGCCGTGAACACCTCACCGACTGCCGCGACCGCGCCCTTGATGGCCTCCCACAGGGGAGCGATCTTCGGACCGAGGTTTTCCTGCAACGAGGTCGCAAAACCCTGAACGATGGGGATGATGTCGTCGCGAAAGACATAAAAGGCTACGCCGACCGCCGCGACCGCAGCAGCCACAGCGAGGAAAGGCGCACCGATGGCGCCCACGATAGGCAGCAGCACCCCCAGCGAGGCGACCAGGGCACCGCCGGCAATCAGCAGCGGCCCAAGGGCGGCGGCAACCAGGCCGGCCACAACGACGAACTGTTGCATTCCGGGCGACAGATTGCCGAATTTCTCAGTCAGGCCAGAGAACGCCACAGCAATCCGGTCGACGAACGGCAGCAGGATGGTCCCGATGTCTCCAGCCATGGCAGCAAGCGACAGCCGCATCCGCTCCATGGGGTTGGCAGCGTTTCGCGCCGCCTCGGCCGAGCCGCCGAACTGACGCTCCAGCTCGGCCAGCATGACGGCTTGGGCACCCGCCGTGTCGCCGACGCCCTGCATGGCCTTGATCTGGGCCTGCTGTTCCTCGGTGAACTGGATGCCAACCCGGCGCAGCGCGGAAAGTCCGGCGATGGGGTCATTCAACGCCTTGCCGACCATCAGCGCCGAGGCTTGAAGGTCGGTTCCCATTCGTGCCGACAGATTGACGGCCGCCTGCTGCGCCCGGTCGAACGACTCCCCGGCAATGTTGCCGAAGGTCAGCATATTGGCCGTGACCTGCCGGAGGATCTGATCATCCTCGAACAGGGAGGTTGCCGCCAGCGCATCGGCTTGGGTTTTCAGTTGCTCGAGCGACCGGCCGCCGACATCGCCCATCGAAGTCAGGGCCGCGTCCACCTGGCCGAGCGCGTCCCTCATCTCCGATGCTTCGGCGACAGCCATAGCACCGAGGCCGACCAGCGGCGCCGTGATCGCCGCGGTCAGTCCAGTCCCGACCGCCGCCATGCCGGTCCCGATGGACTGCAGACGGCGGACGGCGCTTTGGAGCTCCTTTTGTGCGGCGCTAAGGCCATCGGTGAATTGGGCAGAGTCAAGCCCGAGAGTTACGCGCAGGGCGCCGATGGTGGCTTGCGACATCGTTTACCCTCTCGCGGCCCACGCCTTGAAGATCGCCTCCATTTCGGAAGCAGTCTGCCGGCGCGCTGTGCGCTTTACGCCCATCAGCTTTTCAAGCGACGGGAAGTCCTTCATTCGGGGCAGGGCGGCCGTATGCCAGGCCAGCCACGCCCGGCCCTGTTGCTCGCGCTCCAGAGCCCTTCCCCGTGCATCGAGGGCGATACGGAAAAGGCGCGGTGTCTGTTTCCAGAACCGCGCCTCGTCAAACCCCGCCTCGATCCACTGTCCTATTGCCCGCTCCCAGCTCCACGCCTCGGGCGGGCCGTCTAAGGGCGGGCGGGAGCCTCGGCCTCCGCCGCCGGGAAGGAAGCCGCGAACGACTCCTTAATCAGCACCGCCGCCCGCTCCAGCCCGAGGGCTTGAACGAGAGCGCCGGCCGCCCGGACATCGAGCGCCGGATGGTGCTCTGCGAGGCCTGCATGAAAGACCCGACGGATCGCCTTGGGAGACTTAATCTCCGCCGTCCCGTCCATCAGGCCGGGCAGGTCTTCCTCCAGATCACACAGGGCGTTGAAGTCCAGCAGCAGGACATAGCCCTTGCCGTCAGCCTCGAACGCCACCTCGCCCTTAAGGCGGTTCGCGGTCATGACTTAGACCGCCGCGTAGACGGGTTTGCCGGTGACCTTGATGGTCAGGCTCATGGCCACCTTGTCGTCGATCACGACATCGTCGAACGCAAAGGCGGTCGGGATGCCCGAGAAGGTGAAGGTCGAGGAACCGGGGAAGGTCACCCGGAAGGTCTCCACACCGGCCAGGACCAGCGTCTGCAGCAGCGTGGCGCTGGCCTCGACGTAGTTCATGTTCACGGTGCACTCGCCGCCGTCCTTCAGGCTGGCGATGAACTCGCGGAAGCCGTCATCGGAGCCCATGTGGGTCGCGTCGACGGTCTCGACCGAGATCGAGGGCGGGGTGACCGACAGCACCTCAGCGAGGGCGGTAAAGGTCGAGGGATCGGTGCTCAGATAGCTGAACGTGGTGCCGAAGCCATTGACGGAGGCGGAAGCGGCCATGGGTGGTCTTCTCCTTTAGGAGGCTGAAGCGTGGTGAACCATTAGGTCCAGGGAGGTGCGGAACAGGGTCTCGGGCGTTTCATCGAAGGTGCTGTCCCGTTCGTCCGCGATCAGGATCACGTCGAACCGGATGGCCCCTTGGGTGAAAGTCTGTGCCGTGACGGCAGCTTCAACCGCGCGGGCGACAGCCTTGGCTGACCCGTAGGTCACACCCCAGCAATCGACCTGAACGCGGCTGACGACGAGGCCCGAGGCCCCGGCGTGGTGGTAGTCCGGCTGACCGTCGATCCGGTGCAGGACAATGGCGGGGAGCGCCGAGCCTTGAGGGCGGCGGCTCCAGTTGATGCGGGTTGAGGTCAGGGCGGTGATGCCGGACGAGGCCAGCAGCTTGGCGATCAGGGCGGCTTCCATCTGCTACCCTCTCGCCAGTTTCGCGGCCTTCTTCGCCTGCCTCGCGGCGGCCTTGCTGATCTCGGCCCATAGGTCTGCACCAATGCCGTCCGGCAGTTGGTCCTTGCCGGCGTCCCATGCGGGCCGGATCGAGGGCTGTGGCGGATGGTTCTGGGTGCCGAACTCTTGAAGCGAGCCCTGCGGAGGCGCTTTCGTGCCCCCACGACCGCCGGGTCCCATATGCGCCTCAACCTCGCTTTTGGACCGCCGGTTCAACCTTTTCGCGTAGCCCGCCAGCTTCGTTGAGACGCCGATGCTTTCGGCCAGGTCGCCAGACCAGTTGTTTGCCGCGGCGTGTCGCCGGGCGTCCTCGGCCATCGGCTCAAGGCGGGCTATAGCTACTCGACGCAGGACATTCCGGCCGGTCGTCTTTCCAAGCTCGCCAAGGGCCGCGTCAACCTCGCGCAGGCCTTCGATCCTTACCGTCGCGCCCTTAGCCATCGGCTCGGGCGTTTGCCGTGATCTCAAGCCCCTCGCGGCGCCCGATCTCTTTGACCCTGACGATGTCGTGGACCACGCCCTCGAACGTCAGGCGGTCCTTTGGATTGAGGTCCGAAACTGTAGATCCGTACCGAATGACGAACCGCGCCGAGGCATTGGCCGCCGTCTCACCGGCCCGGAACCGCTCGCCGTCCGACAGCGGCTCATAAGATGCCGCGCGGGTCGCCAGCGTGGACCAGGACTTTACCGGCTCGTTGTAGTCGTCGAGCGTCGAGGTGAACCGCTGGAGGATGATCTTGCGGTCCAGCTTTCCGGCAGCGATGGCCATTAGATCAGGTGCTTGGTGTGATTGCAGAGAAGGGCGTCGACCGTCGCGGCGACCGGCAGAGAAATAGCGCCCGCGCCGACCGTCTCGCGGTGTTCGTACATATCCCCGACGATCAGCTTGATCGCGTGGATGGCCTCGGGCGGCTGCGTTCCGGCGGCGCCGTATCCGACGACAGCCACCACGGTGAGAAGCGAGCGGTCTTGCATGGAGGGCCACGCCTGCCCGAACTTGAGCGCAATGCCCGGCTCCAGGCCGAACAGGCGCGCATCGTAATAGTCGGTCGAAAGGGTCTGGGTGCTGCCGCCCGTGTCGACATACGAGACGGACGTGATCGACTGCACCGGGGCAATCGGCAGGCTTTCCAGATCGTCCCAGCTTTCGGCCTTCATGGAGACGGTCTGCGTGTAGAGCCGGATCCCCGTGCGGGCCTCGACGTGCGCCCGCGCCGCCGCGACATTGGCGGCGATCAGGGTGTCATCGTCGGAATGGTCAACGCGCAGGTGCGCCTTTGCGTCCGCCGTGGTCAGCGGTTCTGCAGCGGGCGCAACAGTGACCGCAACGGATCGCCACATTATCGCTCCTCCACCTTGCGGGTCGGCTTCACGGCGCGCTCGACCTTGGCCTCGGCCACCGGCACGGCATAACCGGCCTCGACCAGGCGCAAGGCCTCGGCCTGCGGGAACTCCGCCTCATCGCCCGGGGAAAGGCTGGTGGCCGGACCCGAAAGCCCGACCACCATCCGGATGCGCATCAGGCCGCGGCCTTCAGCACGATGAAGTTGATGACCAGCACGTTGTTGCCGGCCGTCGAGGCATGGAGGTTGGTCAGCCGCAGCTTGAACGAACCATCAGCCACAGCCGAGACGCCGACGATGAAGTCACCGGCCGAGGTGTGCGTCTTGATGCAGGCCACGACCACGTCGGTTGCCGCCACGTTGGTGTTGGTGACCGTGAACTCAGCATCCGCGCCGGCCGCGACGGTCTGGGAGACGGTCGTGATGACGCCGGAATAGGCCGAGCAGGTGACCCCGGTGCTGATGCTGGTGAGCTGCGTGACCGCAGTTTGGCCCTGGGTAACGAGGACACCGTCCGCGTTCCGGTAGCCGATCTGATTGTAGGACATCGCCTATCTCCAAAAGAGGGCGGGGCGGCCCGGGATGGACCGCCCCCAGAGGGATCAGGCGTTGATGAGGTGCTTGACGGCGGCGGTGTCGCCGAGTTCACCGTCGAAGCGGATCAGGCCGGCGATGCCCAGATCCGGCCAGAAGCGTTCGCGCATCACGCCGATGATGGGCGAGCCCACCTTGCGGACGTAATACTTGCCGAAGTCACCGAAGATGACCGGCTTGTTGCCGGTGCCGAGCGAGGCCACGGCCTGGTTCACCGAGTAGGGCGAGCCCAGCAGGGTGCCGGGGACGCTCGAGCGGATGTCGCCCATCTGCCAGATGTACTGACCGTCGCCGCCCTTCAGCTTGCGGATGGCCGCCAGCGTCGAGTCGTTGAACATGAAGCGGGCCTTGGGCGACTGGCGATAGGCCGGATCGACCGAGTGCTGCAGGTCGATCAGTTCGTCGGCGGTGATCGCGCCGGCAGCCGCGGCGGTCTTGCCGAGGGTCGAGGCGGTCACGATGCCGTTCGGATCGCCCGTGCCGTCGCCGGTCGTCAGCTCGGTGTTGGCGCGGCGGCCGAGGCGTTCGCCCAGCAGTTCGCCCAGCAGTTGCTCCATGTTGAAGATGGAGTCCTGCGACAGGGCGAGCGACCAGCGGACGAACTCGGTGTCGAACAGGAAGGCGTTCAGGTTCTTCTGGGCGAAGGTGACATCCACGCCGCCGTCATCGGTCAGCGCGGAGCCTTCCGTGGTCTTGGCGACCGCCGTCGACACGTCGTTGACGGTCGGGATGTTGATCTGCTCGCCGGTCGAGGTGTTGATGGTGGTGCAGATGTCGTCGTCGTACATCGGGCCCCAGGCGGCCATCGACTTGACGATGATGTCGGCCAGGGTGACGGGAACGACGAAGCCGCCGGCCGAGTTGGTGCCGACCGTCTGGGCGCGGAATTCGGCGTCGTGCTGGACACCGGCCTTCAGGGCGGCGCGCTCTTCGCCGGACAGGTCCGACACGTTGCCGCCGGCACGGAGCATGGCGTAGAAGGCGTCGCGGTATTCCGGGGCTTTGCCTTCGTCAGCGGCGCGAGCGGTGCTGTCGCCCGGGATCGGACGCAGCTTGGCGCGGGCTTCAGCGGCACGGTCTTCGGCAGCGGCGACGCGGGCCTCGCGCTCGATCTGGCCGTCGATCTTGTCGAAGTCGGCCATGATCGCGTCGTGGCGCTGGTTCAGTTCAGCAGCACGGCTGTCGTCGGTGTTGGTCTTGATTTCTTCGAGGGCCTCGCGGGCCTGGGTGACCAGACGGCCACGCTTTTCGTGCAGTTCGGTGGACATTGGGGATGCCTTTCAAGCAAAAAGGCCCGCCGGGATGGCGAGCCTCGATGCCTTTCCCAAGGGCGGATGATGGGCTCCGGCCTGTGACGGCCGGGAAATAGTGTCAGCCGATGCGGCGGAAGCGTTGCTCAGCAGCGGCCTTGCGTTCAGCGATGCGAGCCTCGGCCTTCAGCCGGTTATGTTCGGCCCGTTCCGCCTTGGTCATCTCGCGCTTGGCGTCGAGCGCCCGCAGCGCAATGGACGTGTCGCCATAGGCAGGCTCCGAAACCACGGACACCTCGCGCAGCGAAACCGCGTGAATCGTCCGCATCGGCGGGTCTTCGGTCTCGTCCCATTCGTCGTGAGTGACGACAAAGCCGAAACTCATGCCGTCAATGTCGCCGCGCTCGAGCAGGGCGCGCACATCCCGGCCGTCCGAGGTGTCGGGCAGGTCGATCTCGACCGCCAGGCCCTTGGCGTCTTCCTTCAGGCGCAGCGTCCCGGCCTTGGACCGGCCCAGAACCCGGCCCCGGTCGTGGTCGAAATACGCCCGCACGTCCGCCGTCTTCAGCGTCTCGGTAAAGGCGCCCGGCGCGATGACCTCGCGGAACGAACCGCCGATGTCAGCCTCGCCGCCGAATACCGCCGCATAGCCGACGATGGTGTCCGACCGCTGCTCAACGGGAAGGCTGACCGAACGGGTCTCGGCCTCACGCACTTGGGTCAATGGACCCTCCATTATCGGCGGGCGGGTTTGCTCCGTCCTGCTGACTGCCGAGGCGAACGGTCGCCCCTTGAATGTAGAGGTCGTCGCCGTTCGGCAGCGCCGGGCGGTTGTCGAGGGTGCGAGCTTCGTTCGGCGTCAGGATCGCTGTCTGAATGCCCTGCGCCATGCCGGCCATCCGGGTCGCAAAGTCGCCGCGCATCATGGCGTCCAGAGAGTGTTCGACGTAGCGCCGGTTGTTGGCGGCGCCGAACAGTTTGAGGTTCAGTTCCTCTTCCAGCGCCTTGGCCCACTGTGCGATCAGGTGCTTCACAAGGTGGAGGTCTTGCTGCTCGGTGTTCGAGAAGGTGCCGTGCGTCAGATCCTGGACGAACACGGGCGGAAGGTTGAACAGCCGCGCGATCTCCTCGATTTGGAGCCGACGCGCCTCGGTCATCTGGCCCTTGGCCGGATCGAAGCCGACCGGCTTCAGTTCATAGCCCGCCGGGATCGGGAAGATCGCTTCGCCGCCGCCCTTGGCCGCGTCAATCGAACGCTTGATGTCCGCTTGCGCCCGCTTGACCGCTTCGGCACCCGCGGGCATGGGGCCGGTCAGCGCCAGGGGAGGAACGCCGCCGCCAGCGAAGAAACCGGACGCATAGTCGCCCATGGCAATCGCGAGGCTGATCGCCTTGGCACCCATGACCAGCGGCGAGTGAACCGCCAGCTGGTCGGACTTCAGCATGAACGGCACGTCGATCACATCGGCGGCCGGGTAATCCTTGCCCTCGAACGTGTAAATCTTGCGCCCGGCCACGCGCTTGACCGTCGCGCGGGTCGAGTCGATGGGCCAGATTGCGTCCGCGTTCGGCCCGATGCGCTCGATCCACGCCAGCCCGCGGCCGCCCGTGAACACCTGCTGCCAGAAATACTGGCGCATCCCGAACGAGGTCCACTCGGTGTTCGGGGCCTCGTTCAGAACCCGCTGCAGTTTGCCCCCGGCCCGAACCGAACCCGCCTCGCCCGCGTCCCGGTAGGCGTGAAGCGGAAGGTTGGCCAGCGACCGGGACAGGAACGACACCGAGGCCGCAACCGCTGGCACGGTCAGCGCGGAATCCAGCGTCACGGCAGGAAGGCCGTTGGTGTGGACGTTGAAGAACTGCAGGAAGTTGGCCGCGCTCACCGGGACGCGAGGGTCCTCCGGCGATGCGCGGGTCTCAGTCTTTCCGATGTTCAGGCCAAACAGCTTCATGCGGCCCCCATCAGGCTATAGGTCGGGTCGTCCCAGGGCGAGGCAGCCTCAGGCGTGGCCACGTCTTGCGCCGCGACACCCATGGCCATGACCAGCGAGACCATGCCGTCGATGCGGCCGGTCGAGCGAGCCTTGTCCAGCTTGCGATTGCCTGCTGGGTCGAATGTCACGACCGCGTTGGCCGCATTGTTCAGAAGCACGGGGTGGCCGCCGTGGCGGACCTGCCCGCGCAGGAAATGGATCTCGGCCGTGTCGATGGCCGGCGCCATGCTGACGAAGCCTTGGCCGAACGGCTCAAACGGAAGGACCACGTCGATCCGGTCGAGCTCGCCCTTCAGGATGTCCATCCGGTGCCGGTCAAAGCCGATCTTGCGAACGTCCATGCCCTCGGTGATCTTCGCGATGTCTCGCGCGACAAATCCGTATTCCACCGCGGGGCCCGGCGTGGCGTTCATGAAGCCGTCGCGAACCCATGCCTCATAGGGCGTCCGGTCCCGCTTCGCCCGGTCAGCCAGCGTGGCCTCCGGGGTCCAGAACACCGGCTTGACGTGCCAGATTCCGTCCTTTTCCGTAATAAGGACCAGGGCGGTCAGGTCGGTCGTGCGTGACAGGTCAAGCCCGCCATAGACGGGGCCCTCGAAGAAAGCCGCCTCGTCGACAGGGCTGGCGCAGGCGTTCCAGACTGAGGGGCTGACGAACGGGGTAAACCGGGTCACTCTCTGATTGAGTGTCAGGTTGCGGAAGCCGTTTTCCTTGGACGGCATGGCGGCGGCGGCGGCGGCCTGTTGGCGAACGTCGTCGAGATCGCGAAACAAGCCCAAGGCCGGGTTCGCTGCCTCCCAAGCCTTCGGGTCCTCGAGGTCGGCATCGGCCGGCGCGGCATAGACGTGGCTGACAATGGAGGGCTCCCTCCCGCGCTCAGCGTCGTCCAGCCAGATTGAAAACAGGTCCGCGTCGCTGGGGGCCTGCGTCGAGATCGCGATCAGCAGAGGCGCTTCGTGCGCGCCCTGGCCGGTCTCGATAGCCTCGACAAAGTCGCTGTGGTCTCCCCTGATCTGGCCGACCTCATCGAGGATTGCCAGCAGTGGTGATAGTCCGTGGGCTGTGGAACCCTCGGCCGCGATGGCCCGGTATTCCACGTTCATGGTCAGCCCAATGATCGTCTTTGACGACGGGATGATCCGCGTGAGCTGACGCAGCGCCGGGTTCAGCGCGATCATCTTGCAGGCCAGCTTGAATACCAGAGCCGCTTGTTCCCGCGCGTTGGCGCCGGAGATGATCTGGCTGTTCAGCTTCGCTTCCGGCCCGACCAGAAACGCCAGCAGAATCGCCGCGATGGTCGCCGTCTTGGCGTTCTTCCTGGCCATCGACAGGTAGGCCCGGCGGGTGACTGCCTTCGGATTGTCGAACACCTCAAGGATGAACCGGCGCTGGAACTCCGCCAGCTTCAGCGGCTGGCCGACGTGCTTGCCCTCGGGCACCCGGATGTAGGTCTCGATAAACGCGATGACCCGCTCGCCGCGTGTCGCCGCCCTCACTGGTAAACTTCGGGCCTCGCCAGCAGATCATCACCCGCCAGCGGAGAGCCCGCCTCGATCTCTTTGGCCTGAACCCGACGCGCTCCGACATCGCGGGCCTCGCCAGCCGCCCGGCCGTGGATGTTCAGCGACTGCCGCGCCGCCTTGATCTGGGCGTGGAGGCCGTGAACGACAGAGACCCGCGGGTGCGCCATCAAGGCGCCCTTCGGGCCGACAGTCGTCACCCCGTCTTTCCGGAGAATCCGTCGCTGCTCGACCAGCATCGCCATCGCGTTCGCAAGATCCGAGGCGCAGGCCAGGTCATGACCCGACCATTCCGACTTCGCGCGGGCTGAAATGATGTCATCCCAGAAGGGCAGGGCGTCATCATCAAGCGGCGCGTGTGCCGGCGGCTGGATGTCCCGCGCCGCCTTCACCATAACCTCGACCGCCGCCGTAGTGCTGTCGATGCGCTGCTTGCGTCCGGCCATCTGACCTCCGCCTCACGCGCGCCTGCGCGAGAAAACTGGATTAGCGATAAGTTTGTTGGCCCCCGCCGGTCCACTGGCTGCGGACTCCAGCGACTTGACCACCCCCCGCCTATACAGAGGCGGCGTTCCATGGGTGGCGAGGGTCGGTCGGCCACCCGTCCTCACGACATGGGGACAGGGGCAACACGCCCTTCGCGGCTCTTCGCTCTTCGCTCTGCTTCACCCTAGAGTGACAGCGCCATGGGGCGGCATCACACAGGGACTGGAAGGGACCGGCAAAGAAGCCTTCCTCGGTCGCCTTGCTCTTCGGGTCGATGTGGTCGCAGACCGTGGCCGCTGTCGTCCGGCCCGCTGCCGCGCACATAGCGCAGAGTGGGTGTTCGGCTAGCTGTCTGGTCCTGACCCCTTGAGGTCCGCGCCAGCGCCTGTCTCGGTAGAGTGCGCGGTAGGCTTCAGCCTCTGCGCTCCTATCGTCTCGCCGCCCCGTGCTGGCCATACCCGTAGGCTCCGACACAGTCCGGGGCAGAAACGACACCGGCCCGCGCCGTGTGAGGGCCGGGCCGGTTTGGACGCGAAGCGCCCTGTTAGTGATGTGTCGCCTTGTTCGTTCCGTTTCGCAAGGGGGCTTTTGTTCAGTCGAGTCCATAGACGACAGCGGCCACACCCAGCGCCTGAACCAACTGCTTCGACATCCGGTCAATCACCGAACCGCTGTTCGACAGTTCCCGCAGGTTCGCCCCCTTGCCAGCCACCTCCTGCAGAACCCAGATCGCCTGCATGGCGGGGTGCCGGGCGGGCAGGTTCGGCATATTCGGGCGACGCGTGGGGTCCAGGGACGGCTCCACGCCAGCGATCATCAGGTGGATGGCCCGAACCCGGTCCCAGCTTTGGGCGACCTTGTCGGCGTATCCGTCCCCACCACCGCCTCGGCCTTCACGCATGAGGGTAGGCGGGGTCAGGCGGCTCTCCGGGTCTATCCGCTCATGGTCTGCACGGTAGCGGAGGGCCGCGGCCATCAGGCGCTTCGTCTCGACGGGATCGCCCAGACCACCGGCAGAGGCCAGCGTCGACAGGCCGTCACGCCTGATCCGGTATTCGATTCCCTCCTGTCCCGGCCGATCGCGGAGCCTGGTCTCGGTGATCTCGTAGCCGCGACGCTTCTCAAGCTGGGCGATCTCAGTACGGACGGCCTGCATTCGCTTCGCGTCCAGATCCTCAGTGATTGCGAGCTCGATCTCCATGAGGGCCTGTTGCCCCTCGCGACGCCGGACGGTGTTGGGTGCCGGGTCGCCGTTCGCCAACCTGACCGGCTCGCCGGCCTTGTCGACCAAAACAGCCGCGATGTCCTTCTCCGCCCGGCGGAACACCGCGCTCAGGCGGGCAGTCAGGGTCACGCCCCCAACCACCACCAGCTCGTTGTCATTCGCACCGGGGACGTTGTCGTTCGCCCCTATCATCCGCGGCATTGAGGGCCGGGCGTGTTTCCGGCGGCGGGCGGATTTGCTGGTCATGCGGCGGCTCCAAAAAGGTCTTGCTGTTCTTCACTTTCGGCTTGGCTGAGCGGGCGCCCCCACTGATCTGCCATGGCGTCAGCGATCCCCTGAAATGTCCGGGACCTGATTGACCACCGGTTAGGGCCTGGCGGGGCGCGGTGAATCGCCGACCACGACTTGTGTTCTGGCGTACCCGGCCGCGGCGGCGTCAGGCGGTTTGTGGGAACCAGCGAAGGAAGCCCGCGGAGATACAGCCCTGTTCCCTTGAACGCAGGCTCGCCGAACCACCACGGCTGCACGGTCTGGACCGCCGGCTGATAGTTTTCGATCAGCGCCTTGGCGTGTTTGTGCATTACCGGGTTTTCGACGGCGATCCGGTCAATCGGAGCGTTCCAGCAGGCCGAGAAAAGAGCGGCTCCGGCCTCAAGGTCGGCCTGCATCTGCTCGACAGTCTTCCCCGGAGGCGGAACCGCAAGCCACCGAACTCCGGAATTGCAAAGCCGGGTGCAGGGCGGGTGCATCACTGCGAGCAAGTCCCATCCGTCGTTCAGGTGGTCGCGGATGTCGCCGCGAATGTGGTGGTTTGAACCATCCTCGGACGGCAGGAGGTCGCAGGACCAAGCATCGTGCCCCCGGGCCGCGAAGGCGCGACGCACGACGCCAGAAGACTCACAACCGATGAGAACCTTCATGCTGCCGCTCCCCTCTGAGCAGGAGCAGGGGAGTCGTTGGCAGCGGTCAGCAGGGCCAGCGTTTCGTTCGCCCGCTTGGCCAAGGCCTGCCGATAGCGCAAGTCGGCCGCGACCAACTCGAGGAACACGCCCGGCGTCGGCTTGTGGCGGTTGGTGGACAGCAGGTAGCGGTCCACGCCCTCCCGCATCAGGTCCGCCGGCAGGTGGCCCAGCAGGCGCAGCCAATCGGCCCGCAGCACCCGGCCCTCGGCCACGGACAGGGCCCCGTGCCAGTAGTGGACCAACATTCGCTCGAACTCGACCGCGAACACCTCGGGCCGGATCGGCTCGACCATCCGCAGGGCCGCCGCGCACTCAGCCCGCAAGCCGGAGGGGTTCTGGCGGACCAGTTCGCGGGCCGTCGCTGTCGGCAATGATGTCAGACCAGACGGATCGGGCTTCGGCTCGGGCGTCGTTTGCAGGGCGGTCATGGCGGGTTCCGGTTCGGGGTGATGGGGCCTCGTCGTCCCAGCCCCCGGCGTTCAGCCAGGAGGCGGGGTAGGGGATGAAGGTTGGCTCGTCCCAGCCGGGCATGGCCCGCTCCAGTCCGGCCAGGATCACCGCCAGCGGGTCGGGGTCGGGGATGCGCTTCATCGCCGAGGCAAACGCCTTGGCCGCCGCATCCTTGGATTTCTTTCGGGGATAGGCCGACCAGAACGCCAGAAAACCTCTGGCAATCTCGGTGTTCGTCGGCTTCGCCTCGCGCGTGGGATATATCTCTTCGCGGATGGGGGCGGGGTAGGGGGGGTCTGGGGGGGACGGGGAGGGGGACGGGTTTTGTGACGCCGTGACGTTCTGTGACGTTTCGTGACGTTCTGTGACGGTCGGTGACGCTTGACGCTCACGCCAGCGCCGGGTGCGAAGCGCCGCCTTTGACGCAGCGGGCTCAACCGGCGCCATGCCGGAAACCGTGGCCTCAAAGACCTCGGCAGCGCGCAGGGCTTCGTCGGCCGAAAACCCGGCGTCCATCATTCCCCGGATGAATGCGACGGCGCTCATGCGGCCCTCGCGAAGAGGTCGGGCTGATAGCTGCCCTGCCCCAAAGCAATCAGGATCTCCGCCCACGCCATGCGGGCTTCATGGGTGCGAATGCCGTGCAGGATCGTGGTGCGGTCCCGGCCACCGAAAGCCTTGCCAATGGCGCAGAGGGCAAGATGCGGCCGGCGGGCGCGAACCTCGGCGTATGCCGCCTGTCGGACCACCGCGAAGGCGTGGGTCTTGCGCTGGCCCTCAAGGCAGCGAACGGTCAGGCCGTGGCGCTCGGCAACCTCGCGGATAATCTCCCGCGTCTGACCTGTAGGAGTGGTGTCGGACACTATGCGTCCTCCCGATCATTCGCAGCCTTTGGGGCAAACAGTTGCTCTGCCCGGGCGCTTGCGATGGCCCTCGGCAGTTTCAGGCTGGCCCCGATGTCAGCCGCCCGGCTTGAGAAGGCGGTCATGGCGTCAGACGGGGAGACACACAGGCGCAGGCTTTCCGCGACCATGTCCAGCGTGTCGCAAAGGATGGCGGCGCGATCCTGGGACTCGAGGTCGGCAATCATCGCGGCGATGTTTTCGCGGGCCGTGGCGCGCAGGAATGACCGGCGGGCGTCGCGGGCCAGCTTGGACTTGGGCGCCTCGCGGCTCCGGTCGATCTTGCTGGCCAGAAAGTCCTCGCGCCGGTTCATTTGCGGCTCTGCTGCGCGCTGTTCAGACCGGCCCGCTGGGCACGTCCGATAACCGCGGCAGCAGTCCTGCCGAGATAGGCCCCGACTTGTGCGGCAGTCTGCTTGCGGGCGCCGTAGGTCTGCCGGATGTATTGGTCCTCGGCTTGAGACCAGCTATCCCACCGACTTGCCGACCTCCCTCGCTTGGTCAGCCCAAGCCGCTGGCGCATCCGGTCGACACTCGGCACGTCGAGCCCGAGGCGTGTGGCGATGATTACCCGCGAGATGCCTGTCTCCCACATATCCCGGAACCGGGCCTCTCTAATGGCGGCTGCTTCATCGCGTGAGACAGCAATCGGGAGTGATGTCGGCTGTGCGTTGTCGTTCTTGGGTTCAAACATGGCCCGCAAGTCCAACTCGTTCACATTGAACCGAACGGAAAGGTGGGCCCACGGCGTCGGGCGGTCCCGTGCCCGGTGCGCCAGTATTTGTTGCCGATCCTCGCTCGACAGACTGGACACGCCATGCACGGCCCGGCCGCAAAAGTTGGCCTCGGCTGAGGCGGAGCGACAGGTGCGGCTCATGACTTCACGACCTTTCCATCTTTGATGACGCAGTCTTTTCCAACCGGAACCTCGACCCTCGACAGGGCGGACGCGCTCGCAGCGCCAGGCGTGGCGCGATAGGTGACAAGCCACTGCCCGTCCCGGCGAAGGGTGCAGGTGTCGACGCGGACCTTCATCGGCTCAGCGCCAGTTCAGCCCGCAGCAGTTCCGTCGTGGCCGCCGTCAGACGGACCTGGGCGGCATGGGCGCGGCGGGTGTCGCCCCGCACCTTGGCGCGGCGGAGTTCGTCGGCGGCAGCAGAGCGGGCGGACAGCGCCTTGATGGCTTGACGCCGACGAATGGGGCGAAGGATCAGGGCCAGCATCAGGCGTTCCGATCCGTGGCGATGTCGATAAGGACGATGGCCGCAACAACCGGCCAGGCCACCACCGTGATGAAGACCGCGAGGGGCGACCGGACACCGCAGAAATAGGCCATGGCGCCGCCCGTGATCAGATAGGCAAGGGCAAACAGGGCCATCAGACAGCCCTCAGCACGGGAGCGGTCAGAGCCTCCACGTCGGCCACCTCAGACTGCAGGTTGGCGACAGCTTGCTCGAACGCCTTGCGGGCGCCGGGCTTTCCCTGCTGCATGGCCAGAGCCAGGGGCAAAAGGGCAGCGGCGGCTTGCACCGCTTCGTGGGTCTCGACCATCACATCGCCGCGGGTCGGCTCAGACGGCCGGGCCTCGGTCATCGCGCGGCTGTAAAGTGCGTCCCCGCAATAGGCCTCCAGATCGCAGATCACGTCGGCCGGCATAAAGCTGGTCAGACAGGCGTTCTGATAGTCGGACAGGGCGGACTTCCCGACCCGGCAGGCGTGGGCAGCTTCCTCAAGCCCTCCGCAAGCGGCGATCAGGTCGTGGGCGAGACGGGCGTGTCGGCGGCTGTTCATGGTGGATTTGTTCCGGGGACGTTCACGTTAGGGTTCCGGGTGACGGCGGGCGTCAGCCGGGCGAAAGTCAGGCGGTAAAGTGGGAGTTGAGTTCGTGATCGTTCGAGGCGTGGAGATGTGGCTGGCTGGCGCGCAGCGGCATGGGTCCGTTCGGCGACCAAGCCTTCAGGTCACGCACTTCTGCGGACTGACGCTGCAGAGCGGCATTGAAGAGGATGGTTGCAGCGCCCCTAAAGGCGCCGACTTGAAGCAACCGATGCGCGGTGGAAATCACCTCCGGCTGGTGACGGGTCATTGAACGTGCCTCCAGGAAACTCCACGGATTGCCGACAACACGCCGTGCTCGGAGGCGTAGTCGCGGGCGACGATGTGTGGTCGCTCGCCATTTCTGACGCGGCGCTTAGCCTCTGCGACCTCAGCCTCGGTCAGGCGGGCATTTGGGCGGCTGCTTCCACGCGGGTGCCGCTTCTTCGCAACCATATCGGCAGAGTTCTGGGCTGGGGTGCCAAGGAACAGGTGCGAGGGCTCGATGCAGCGACGAACATCACAGCGATGACAGACCTGCATCCCAGCGGGGATTTCGCCAAACGCGAGCTCGTAGGCAACGCGGTGAGCGGGCTTCTTGTCGCTCCCCACGCCGATGCCGCCATAGCCGCGATGGTTCACCACCCCGGTCCAAATCAGACAGCCATCAGCGGCTCGACGGGACTTGCTCGCCAGCCTTTCGGCGACGGAGCGACCGTGAGTCGACGGCAGCACCAGCAAGCCCGTCGCAGTCCCGCGCTTGAACTTCTTCAGGTGGCTTTGGCAGAGCCCGCGCCCTTTGTGCCGCCCCCCACATTCAGGGACGCTGCAAAGACGCTCCGCGGCGGAGTGGTCAGTCACAGGCGGGCTCCGTGAAAAGGGTGGGTGGCCCGACCGAACGGGGGGGCATATCCGGCCGGGCCCGCAGCGCGCAGGGGGAAGGGGACGGCGCGCTGCGATGGGGTGAGAGGCTTCATGCGGCCTCCGAATGGGGTGTGGTGTCGTTAGCGGCTTCCAATGCCGCTAGATCAGCCGCGGCGCGCGCTAAGCGTTTCACGCCCACGTCCGACGATCCGCTTGACAAGTCCGACAGCCGGTTTGTGTCGGCGAACAACCGCTTCGACAGCCAAACACGGGAGACGCCCGCTGCCTTGCAGTAGCGGTCACACCTGGCAATGAACTGTTCAATGGTCATGCCACTTGATAGGGGGAAACTTCCCCCGCCGTCAAGGGGAACATCCCTCTTAGGGGAAATAACCCCCTGCGGCAGTATCCGCAGCATGATTTCGATCGACCGAGACCGGCTGCGGCAACTCATTCAGGAGCGCGGAACCACCGCGCGCGCGCTCTCTCGTGCCGTTGGGAGCAATGACACGCTGGTTCGAGATATTCTGTCGGGGAAAAGCAAAAACGCTCGCGGCGACACCATGGCGAAGATCGCCGAACACTTGGGTGTGGCGGTTGGTGAGCTGATGTCGGGCGTCGAAACGCCGGACGCGGTCGGCGGAGAAAAACTGGCCGAACTTCCACTTGTCGGCCCGGTGCAAGCTGGCGCCTGGCTGGCCCTGGACGACAGCGGACAGGATGAGCCGCAAATGATAGCTGTCGCACTAGACCGGCGCTATCCGCAGGCCCGGCAGTGGCTGCGGGAGGTAAGGGGCGACTCAATGAACGCCCGCAACATCTATCCCGGAGACCTTGCGCACATAGTCGAGATTGTTGGCTCTGGCGTTAACCTGAACAGCGGCATGATCGTTGAAGTCACGCGGGCCCGCGATGATGGCTCATTGCGGGAGATTACCCTTAAGGAGGTCGAGGTGACCGACGACGGACTTGTGCTGTGGCCGCGGTCTAACAACCCGCGCTGGAAGGATCCCGTGCGATTGGACGATGACAGCGGATCGGACTTACAAGTCGAAGTCACCGGCCTGCTTATCGCGAAGATCACCAGGTTCTAGGAGGGCTCATGTTCGGCGGAAAAAAGGAACCGGACGGTGCGCCGTCGAACGCGCGTTACGAGTACATGGTCGAGGACTTTGTCGGGAAGGCCGCATTCAACAAGGGCGTGAATCAACTTGCAGCAAGCGGCTGGGAGGTAATAAACGCCAGCTTCAACGGCATGGCCCACCACGTTTATCTTCGGCGGGATCGCCGTCCAGCCGCATGATGGAAGCCTTGCCACCGGAACCCCCCGCTATTGTCGGCCGGGCATCCGTGATTGATGGCGACACTCTTGAGATACACGGCCAGCGCATCCGGCTCTGGGGTGCCGACGCTCCAGAGAGCCGCCAAACCTGCGAGCGGCAGGGACTGTCGTATCGCTGTGGCGCCGAGGCTGCTAACGCCCTGTCCAACTGGATTGGCGGACGAACAGTGACGTGCCGGCCACAAGGGAGGCCTGACCGTTACCGCCGCATCGTCGCGCGATGCGCGGTTGGCAGTGTCGATATGGCGTCGTGGCTTGTGCGGAACGGACACGGGCTCGATTTTCGTCGGTACAGCGGCGGCGCTTATGCAGCGGACCAATCACAGGCCGAACGGGCGCGGCTGGGTGTGTGGGCGGGAGCCTTCGAGGATCCGTGGGTCTGGCGCGCGCGCTAAGTCTGTTGCGACGGATTGCGCTTTTGGCGAGCCGAATGACTGTGTCCAGGTGGCCCTAGGACGATCACCTTAAAATCGACGTACCCGCCAGAACCGCGATAGACAGAGAATAGTTCGATCCCGACAGGAAGTCCGGGCTTGATGAGCTCGCCCACAACCTCGGCGGCGATTTCGCGGGGGAGGTATCCGATCTTCCACTCGCGCGTCTTGCTGCCGCCAAAAAACCCCCTGCACTCTGCTGTGCCGATCACCGCTAGCGCATTTGGATCGTGCGGGTTGTTCGGCTCGTACTGAAGATTCACGCCGTAAATCAGCCGATGCCTCTCGGCTTCGCTGACTGCGTCAGCAAACGCCGCAGCCTCTTTCCGGCGCATCGAAACACCCACGATGCTGGTGGCGTTGGTGAAGCCCACCCAGTCGCCCTGGGGCCGGTGCCGGTCTGTCCCGTGCTTCATACCGTCCTCCCTGTGCCGTCACGCTACAGGCTGACCCCTAAACAGGGCAGGGGGAAGTTTCCCCTTTTGGTGTTGACGAGGGGAAGTTTCCCCCATAAAGTTCTTCCAACAACGGGAGAGCCCTATGCAAGCCGTCAACATCACTCCGGCCGAAGCCCGCGCCCAGCTCAACTGGCTGCGCGGGTGCAACGAAGTCGGCACCGAAGCCCGCAAGTCTGAACTCCGCGCCGTTCTGGCCGCCGCCGATGAGGTCGAGGAAACCGACCCGGCCAAGATGATCGCGTTCGCGGAGCGTCTGGAAAGCTGGGCCGCTCACTACGACACCCAAGGCCGCGAGTTTCAGGCCACCGAAAACCGTGAGGCTGCGGCCCGCTTTCGTCGCTGCGCTGCCCGCGCTCTTGGCCTGAGGGCCGCAGCGTGAGCGCCCCGATGTATCTGGCCATGGGCGGCGTCGTGTTCGTCCGTGAGCATCAGCCGATCACCATCCTGAAGGCCCGCGTGATCGAGAACATCCACCGGATGAACGCGGCCTACCAGCTCAGCCAGAACGACGAACGCAGCCTCACCGCGCGTCTCGGTCTGGCCAAGATCGAACAATCCCTCGCTGACGAAATGGCCGCTGCCATCCGTGAGGCGACCGCACCGCAGGAGATCGCAGCATGACCGATTTTGCACCTGACCGCCCGCACCCGCTCGGCCTGATCGACAACCCCGAATGGCGCAAGACCGAGGCCGCCCGCGCTGAACTGTATTTGGCCGAGCGCGCCCGCCGCACTGATCCGGAGCGGGAACCTTCCGGCTTTCACATCGCCCTGGCCATTCTGGGCTGCATCGTCATCGCGGCGAGCCTGTTTTCGGCGGCGCTGTGATGATCGAGATCAAATACACAGGCGCCACCATCACGGCCCCCGGCATCTTCGTCGGCATGGGGATGGACCGCTATCACGGCCAGCCTTGCGACGGCCCCTCGGTGTCGTCCAGCGGGCTGCGCACGATCTGGTCGGAAAGCCCGGCGCATTTCTGGTCGAAGTCCAGCCTGAACCCGAACCGCAAGCCCCAAGACGACAGCCCGGCGTTTGCGGTCGGCCGTCTGGCGCACAAGCTGCTGCTGGAGGGCAGGGAAGGGCTGGCCGAGGAGTTTGCCGTACGCCCTGAGTGCTGGTCCGATTGGCGCACGAAGGAGGCGAAGGCCTGGCGCGATGAACAGACGCTCGCCGGCCGCACGGTCATCACCGAGGAAGACCTCGAAACCGTCACCGGCATGGCCGAAAGCCTCGCCCGTCACCCGCTGGTCAAGGCTGGCATCCTCGACGGCAAGGTCGAGCGGTCCCTGATCTGGAAGGACGCTGAGACCGGCATCTGGATCAAGAGCCGCCCGGACGTGATCCCGAACGCCTCGGCCGTCATGGCTGACCTGAAGACGACACCAAGCGTCACCGACGACGCGCTCGCCAAGTCGCTGGCCAGCTTCGGCTATCAGATCCAGGGCGCCGTCATCGGCATGGCCGCCGAGGCCTTGCTGGGCGTCGAAATGGAAGCTTTCGCCCTTGTCTGGGTCGAGAAGGCCGATCCGTTCTGCGTTCGCGTCACCCAGGTCACCCCCGACGACATCGAGCGCGGGCGCCGGCAGGTCCGGGCCGCCCTGCGGACCATGGCCCGCTGCCTCGACTCCGGCGTCTGGCCGGGGCCGGGCGGTCCTGACGCCAGCTACCTCTCTCTCCCCGCATACGCCGCCAACCGGATCGACACCGAGCTCGAACTGCAGGCCGCCGAGGCAAACGACAACACTCACCGGAAAGCCGCCTGACCATGACCGATCAAACCGTCGTCGTGACCCTGCCCGAGCGCCAGCCGCGCTCCGTCCTGGTCGATATGTCTGGCCGATATGGGATGGAGCCGGCCGCCTTCGAGGCGACCCTTCGCGCCACCGTCTGCAAGGGCAACGTCTCCCGCGAAGAGTTCGCCGCGTTCCTGCTGGTCGCGAAGGAATACGGCCTGAATCCGATGACGAAGGAGCTCTACGCCTTCCCGGCTAAGGGCGGCGGCATCCAGCCCATCGTGTCGATCGACGGCTGGGCCCGGATCATCAATGACCATCCGCAGTTCGACGGCATGGACTTTGAGGACGTGCGCGAGGGTGAGGAGATCATCGCCATCACCTGCCGGATGCACCGAAAGGACCGCAGCCGCTCGATTGAGGCCACCGAATACATGGCCGAGTGCCGGCGCGGCACCGAGGTGTGGAAGACTTGGCCGCGCCGGATGCTGCGCCACAAGGCGATGATCCAGTGCGCCCGCTATGCCTTTGGCTTCTCCGGCATCGTCGAGCAGGACGAATACGAGCGCCAGATGTCCGTGCAGGATGTGACGGCGCGCGAGGCTCCGAACCTGGCCGCTCGTCTTGCGGCGCCGCAGGAAGCCGATGCGACGGCCGAGGGTTTCACCGCGGTCAACGTGGAAGCGGGAGACGCCTATCCCTTCACGACCGAAGAGGCCGAGACCGTCGAGGTTGAGGAAGTCGCTGCGGCCGATGACGCCTTCCCGGGCGACGCCGCGTGACCCTTTCCGCCGAACAGCGCGCCATCGTGAGCGAGGCCAAGCGCATCCAGCGCGAGGCCCGTCAAGCCGCGACCAGGGCCCGGCCGAAGAGCCCGAAGGCGGACCGCGGGCGCGAACGCGACAACGGCTTCTGCCAGTTCGTTCGCCGCCAGCCCTGCGAGGCCCGCCACATGGGCGGCTGCGACGGCCCGGTCCAACACGCCCACATCAGCTACCGCGTCGCCGGGATCCCGAACAGCTTCGGCCGCAGCGTGAAAAACCACGACAGGCACGGGAACCCGCTGTGCGCCGGCCATCACGCCGAACAGCACCGCATCGGTGAAAAGCCGTTCTGGGCCCTGCTCGGCAAGGACGCCTATGCCACCGCCGCCGCTCACTTTGCTGCGTACCAGGGACAAGCCGCCGGCGGGGAAGCTGGAGCGGTGGGTATGGAGCCGATGAAGTCGGCGGAATGAACCAAGATGGAGCCGACCAATGACCAATAGAGACGTTAAGCCGGGACCGCTGACTGCGGACCTTGTGCCGTTGCTTACGGCGGGACGGAGTGTGTTGCGGGTGGATTTCGACGGCACCCGCTGGAACGGCCTCGCGACCTTTTTGGACGCCATGCAACCGACCAGCGTCGGCGTCGATCACCCCGTTATGGGCCTCGGAAACTTCAAGCTTGAACACCTGACTTATGTCGGCGAGCGCGGTGATGACGGCTGGATTTCATGGAGCGGAGGGGAGAACCCGGTGCCAGGGCGGGTGGTGGATACTCGCCATCGCGACGGCAAGGAACACGGACCCGCGCCCTCGCACCAGTATTCCGCGTTCTGCGATTGGTGGAAGCACGAAAAGTCTGGAGCGTTTGGTCACCACCGCGACATCATCGCCTTCCGCCTTGTCGAAGCAGATAAGGGTTCATCGGCTGACGTGATGCCTACCGAGCGTGAGACGCTGTACGAGGCCGCCGAACGCTTGTTCCGCGTTGCCTATCCCGACCGCGACTGGGCCGACATCAAAGACGGTGTGAAACTGTCGTGGGCAAGCGCCGCATGGGACGCACTAAAGCCTTCGGCTTCCGTTCCCGGCGGTGTTGATCTTAGCAGCGTCGCCAAGACACTCGACAGCATTGCCGCCAAGATCGCTGACGGCTCAGTTAATCAGGGCCACGCCAAGTACGTCCTCTACGCGGCGTCGGTGCTTGAACGCATTACTTCCGTCCCCGGCGAGGGTCACGGAACGGGTGTTCTGGCCACCGACCTCGCGTTGGTGAACGACCTGATTTACACACACGGCGGAGACGCTGCCCTTGCGGGATGGGTGCGGATTTGCGGCGCGCTGCCCCGGTTCGGGCCGGGCCACGGAACGCTCCACCCCGCTACCGCCGACCTGATCGACAGGTTCGCCAAAGCCCTGAAGGAGAAGCTGGAGCGGGCCGAGGCCAAGTACGGATACAGCGACGGATGGCTTGCCGACGACTGGCATCCCGACCTCGTCCGCGACTTGGCGGCGCACGTCCAGAAAGGCGACCCCCTCGATGTTGCGGCCTACTGCGCGTTCGCTTGGCATCACGGCTGGCCGACAGCGGATTATCGCGACGATCCCGCAGCCTCAGTCTCGATGGGTACGAGCCGCAAGGCGAGTGAACCAAAAGCGGCTGTAGAGGCGGTGAATGCTGAACTGCTGGAGGCGCTGAAAGCGGTTGTGCGTGATACCGTTTTGAGGCTTGAGGACAGCGACCAGCTTCCGTCGTGGGTTCTCGCCGCCAACGCCGCCATCGCCAAAGCTACTGCTCTGGAGGGGGGACAATGAGCGGGGCACATACGCCGGGGCCTTGGGATTTCGGGCCGGGATACGAGCCGGGCAAATCGACCTTCGACCTTTATGGTCCGGGCGGTCGTCAGGTTATCGCGTGCGCCAGCTACGAGAATATGTGGCTGGCCACCTACAACCCGATCACCGACGCCGCCAACGCCCGCCTGATAGCCGCCGCTCCTGAACTGCTGGAGGCGTTGACCGACCTTCTGGCGCTCCCTGTCGCCGCGAAGGCGCTCGACTACTTGGACAGGGGCACCGGCACCAAAACCCGAGAAGCAGCATGGCTACGCGCCCGCGTCGCCATCGCCACCGCCACCAGGAATAGTGGAGATGAGGGATGAGGGCGCATTCCGCTTCGCTCCATACCCAGCCTGCGGCGGTGGAGACGTTGCCTGTCAGTCTGGCGGAAGCAAAGCTGTTTCTTCGGGTCCATACGGGCGACGAAGACAGCCTAATCAAGCGGCTGGTAGCCAAGGCACGCGCCATCGTTGAGGCAGAAATTGGTTTGTCGCTGACAAGCACATCGCCTGCGCCGCTTCGGCTCGCCGTTCTGATGCTCAGTCTCCGCGCATACGAACGCGGTGACGATACCATGACGCTCAGTCCCGTGGAGGCGTGGGTCGCACCCTATCGCAAGGCGAGAACTGCAAGCGCTGTAGGTATCGGCGGTCCTTCCGCCGATGAACCCAAAGGAACGTCACATGACTGATCTTCTAGCACGGCTGTCGGTAGCCGAGGCGGGCGACCGTCAATCTGACAGCCTGATCGACCGTGCCCTGAACCTGCGCCCGGCATGGGCGGCGAAAGACACGTCCCTTTTGGTCTGCTGGGAAGACGGGCGGGTCACGATGGGGCCGAACGGTGCGGGCTGGGACGCCCCTCGCTACACCACCTGCGTCACCGCTGCCCTCGCTCTGGCGGAACGGGTGCTGCCGGGGTGTCGCTGCATGGTCGAGCGCGACTTCGACGGCAACGGCTGGGCGATGGTCCAGCGGTCCGGAACGTTCAACGCAGAACGGGTGATGACGGATGGCAACACCCCCGCGCTCGCCCTGTGCATCGCCATCCTCCGCACCACCCATAAAGCCGAAGGAGCCGAGGGATGAGCGCGGACAGATGGGCTGAACTGGAACGGCTGGCAGGCGAGGCGACGCCAGAGCCGTGGGAATACACGATGGGCGCTTCCGGGTGCCCGTGCATCGAGGACGAGAGCGGACGTGTGGTGGCAAGCTATCTGTCCGCCGAGGACGCGGCCTTCATTGCAGCCGCCCGAAACGCCGTGCTGGAACTGATCGCCGCTGCCCGCCAACAATCTCCCGAGAAGGAACCAGGGACGTGATCGCGGGCGCTGTTCTCCTCGCACTGCTGACCTTGGCCTTCGTGGGGGCCTTCATCCAATACCTGAAAGGTGATGACCAATGACTGACAGCCCCATTCCCGGCGAGGTCCGCATGATGGGCGGCAAGGAGTACCGCTTCATCGAGCGTGAGCTGGAGGGCGACAAGTGGGAGGCGGTTGCCTCTCCCATTCCCGCAGCCCCCTCGGACGTGGCTGGGGCAATCGAACGGCTGACCGACGCGGTCAACTCCACAGAGGTCGGTCACGTTGGTTACGCCGGGAGCGGATGGGTTTTGGTCACCCAGCGCGACATCCACACCCTTCTCGCCCTCTCCCTTGATAGGGAGGTGATGCGGGTGGCGTTGGCTGAGATTGAGGGCCTGCCCGCGCTTTCGGTCGGCCCCGTCGATGAGTTCGACCGAGGAGCCAGAGCGGCGCGCCTCGACGCGGCTGACATCGCCCAAGCTGCCCTTGCAAGCCTGAAGGGAGGGGCATGAGTATGAGCATACTCCCATTCTACGACAAACTGGGCGACTGGAAAGTTAGCACCGACCCCGTCTCTCCCTCCGCGCCGGTGGCTTGGCGTGGGCCGGGCACTCATCCGCATGACTACCATCCCGACATCATGGCGATGGGCGACTGTTCGGTCTGCGGCCATACCTATGAGGCGCATCAGCCTCCCTACGCATCCCCAGCCCCCTCTATGGTAGGGCTGCGGGAGAAGGTGGCGCGACTGTTTGAGCCTCAAGAGTGGGCAGAGTTTGACGCCTGCGTTCATTTGCAAATGCTGGACGGCAAGAACGAAGATGACGCGCGCCTTACCGTTGCGGAGCACAGCGACATGACGCCCTCGCTCGACAAGGCAGACCAGTGTCTCGCCCTTCTTGCGCGGGAGGGGGTGGACGGATGACCGCAGCGAAACGACCAGGGCTGCGGCGCCGGGATCTGGAAACCGCCTACGCATGGGCCGCGGAGCATGGCCTGCAGGTCCGGGCCCTGCGCGCGGCCGGCGACGGCGGGTTCACTCTGGACTTTGGCGACCCGACTGCGGCCAATGACGACGCGCTGGACTTGGAGCTGGCGCGTCTGGAGGCGCGTCATGGTCAAGGTCGCCCTTAAAGGGGTCTTCACGGTCAAGGCGAAGGGCCGGACCTATCACTACGCATGGCGCGGCGGGCCTCGGCTGCCGGCCAATCCCGGATCGCCTGAGTTCATGGCCGCCTATGCCGATGCGCTGGCCAGCCGAAAGGTGAGCGACGACGGCAAGATCAGGGGCCTGGTCGCGCAATACCGGGCAGCACCGGCCTTCACGGGCCTGGCCGACACGACCCGGCGCATATGGGCGCCGTGGCTGGATCGCGTTGTCGATCGCTTCGGTGACTACCGGGTCGGGCTGTTCGATCATCCTGAAAAGATCAGGCCGCAGATCAAACGCTGGCGCGACCAGTGGGCGGACCGCCCCAGGAGCGCCGACTACGCCATTCAGGTTCTTTCCCGTGTCCTATCCCATGCCGTCGATCTGGACCGGATCAGCGCCAACCCCTGCGAGGGGATCAAGAGCCTCTACAGCACCGACAGGTCCGACGTGGTCTGGACCGACGACGACCTCGCCGCGTTCCGCAAGGCCGCCTCACCCGAGGTCTGGCACGGCGTCACGCTGGCCGCTCACACCGGGTTCCGGGCCGAGGACCTGCGCCGGCTGTCGTGGTCGCACGTCGGGGAGTTCGAGATCGTCATCCCGACCAACAAGAGCGGCGGCGGCAAGTCGGCCTTCGTTCCCCTCTACGATGACCTCCGGGCCGTGCTGGAGGCCATCCCTCGCCGCAGCACGACCGTCCTGACCAACGAGAAGGGGCGGCCATGGAAGGACGGTCCAAACGGAACCGGCTTCCGCACCGCTCGAGCCGAGGCCCTGCCCGGCCGGGATCTGCACTTCCACGACCTCCGAGGCACCTTCGCCACCCGGGCGCACCTGGCCGGCCTGTCGAACCGCGAGATTGCCGAGCTGCTGGCGTGGGAAGAGGACCGGGTCGACCGGATTATCCGCCGGTATGTCGGGCGAAAAGCCATCGCCAGCGCCATGATTACGAAGCTGAACCGGAAGGGATAGGGAACGGCGGCTGCAAAACAGTTTGCAAAACCGCCAGGCGCAATCCGGCTAAGTATTGGAGCGGGCGGCGGGAATCGAACCCGCACGAAAAGCTTGGGAAGCTGGACCTATATTCGGGATTTCAGGGCCATGACTGTAAAACCGGGCGAAACCGGCTCTAAGCATTTCAGTCGGTTGCGGGCGGGATGCAAAACCTCAGACAGCAGAAAGGCCCCGCCATCCCGAAGGACAGCAGGGCCTCAGACGCCTCAAGGGGCGCGGGATCATGTTGGTGGCGTCACCGGGATGATCGCCTACCCGGGCAGCAATCGCCGATACCAGGGCCGCTCGATGTGCGCCCTGATCGTATTGTCCCGGACCTCGCAGGCGTTGATGATCCCGAACCCGGTCTTGGCGCGATCGTTGGCCTTGTTCAGCTGGCCCGTCTCGCCGACGCCGTAGAGCTGCCAGTCCAGCGCCGGGTCGCCCGTGTTGCCGAGGTCGGCGTGGGGCGTGTCCGTCGTCAGGATCGGCCGGGCGAGTTCACTGCACCCGGTGGCAATCGGTACGCTGCTGCAGGCGGCAGAGGCGAGCGCGAGCGACACGGTCGCGATCAGCAGGATCGGCTTGGCGGATTGCATCTTGGGAGTCCTCCACGGTGGCGTCTGTGGCCTGCCCGCGCTCAGCGAGCTTGCCGGTTTCATTGATGGCCTCGACCGCGGAAGTGGTGCGGCCCTCGGCCATGGTGGCGGCGTTGCTTGCCTTGCCGGCCCGTTCCCTCTCGCTGCACCACGACAGGGCCAGCACGATGAAGATCAGCAGGACGATCAGGGCGGCCATGGACAGGGCCATGCGAGCTTCGCGGGGGATCATCACGCGAGCTCGAAATGAGGCGAATCCGTCTCGCCCTTCTCGCGAGGCTTGCCGTCCCGATCCCAATCGGCACCCCACCGGATCGCGACGCCGAGTTCCTTCGCCGCCGCAAACATGGCCTTCGAGACCACGTCCAGCTTGGCGTGTGACCAGTCGACCGGGAACGGCACCAGATCCACCGCATGGCCGTAGCCGGTCTTCGGGTTGATGAAGTGATTGCTGTTCAGCGTCCACGTCACCTTGGGGCCGGGGGCGGTCCGGCCCTGGGCGTAGAGTTGCTTCTGTCGGGCAGGGGTCCGGACGCCCTCGAGCACCATGAAGTCCTGCTGCGTCAGTTGGATGGCCCGTTCGATCACCTTGACCAGATCGGGGTGGACGCCGGACAGCCGCTCGCGCGACTTCGGCCCGAGGGCGTAAGGCATGGTCTCTCTCCAGATTGTCGGGGTGGGCCTTAGGGCCGGGTTTCTTCGACCTGCACGGGGTCGGCGGGCGTGATGACGACCTTCACCGGCTGGTTGTCCTTGCCGGGCAGGGAGGCACCGAACCGGAACCCCACGTAGCCCCCGACCACGGTGCCCGAGAGGCCGCCGAGAAGCCCCGCCACGACGGCCAGGTTCTCACCCGGCACGGTCAGGAACATGAGGCCAGCAATGCCGCCGCCCACGATCAGCATGGCACCGACGACCACGATGGCATCCAAGGTTTGATAGTCGCGCTTCAGAACGCTCATGACAGCCCCAGCAGCTTGGAGATTTTCGGCACCAGCAGGGTGACCACCACGCCGAAACCGAAGCACACCCCGCTGCCCCAGTAGACGATGCGCCACAGACCCTTGACCTCGACCTTCAGGGCCTCAATCGCCAGTCCGTGGGCCTCGGTCCTTTCGTCGAGGCGGTCTAAGGTCACCCCGGTCATCGGCGAGCATCCGCGACAGAAGCCACCCGCCGAAGATGACGCCGACCAGCGAGCAAGCGACCCAGACCATGACCAACCCCGACGCTCCCGATCGCAAGTAGCTGAATGGCGAAAGCGCCGTTGATGAGGGTGGCGTACAGGTACGCGCCGTTGAACGTCAGCTGGTCGGTCTTCCACAACACGGTGGCTGCGAAATGCAGCACCAGCTGCGCGACCAGAGCGGCCATCACGACCGCCTTCCAGGCCTTGGGATGGCGGCGCCAGTTAAAGTAGATCATGGCGCACAGAACCCCATCCAGAAACGGGAACCAGGCAATCATGTCCGGCCAACCGAGGGTGACCGCGAGGACGTTGGTCAGCAGGTAGCTGACGCAGAACATCAGGCTGACGCCTAGCGCGTCGACATGGCGGCGGTCGTCATGCGCGGCCCACTGACTGACGGCCCAGACCAGAAGGGTTGCAACCCCGAACAGCATCGCGATCACGGCTTCGGCTCCTGCGGCTCCGGCTTGTTCGAGCCGCCCGAGAACAGCACGATATTGTCTTCCGGATAGGCTTCCTTGAACGCGCGCTGGGCGGCGTCCTGCAGGACGTGAACGCGCCGCGCCTTGCGAGCGGCCCGGGCGGCCAGTTTCTCGACCAGTCGAGACGCCACCAGGAGCTCCTCGAGACTTTCTTCCAGTTCAATCTGGGCCGAGCCGATAGCGTCAATGTGATCTTGTGCCGTCACGGGCTGTCTCCTGATTATGAAGCGTGAGGGTGGGGCTAAGCGCGGCCGACACAGACCGACGCCGCGACCATTGCCGTTGAGACGCCGACCTCATTCTGGGCGGTCTGGTTCCAGTGATAGGTGTCCTGCATCATGTTGCGGGTGAGGAAGTTGACCGCCCCGGTGAACGCCATGAAAGCGCCGGGGTAAGTCCGGACGCAGGTGTCCTGAGCATCGCGGATGTCCTGATAGGCGGCGACATAGGCCCCGCTGTTCGGGCTGCGGGTGCCGGTGCGGATAATCAGCATCGGCATCTGCCCGGTCGCGCTGCCGGTCTGCGCCTCGAAATAGGCGATCAGGGTGCCGAACTCGCTGATATAGCCCGCCTTGCTGGCCCCGGAGACGCTGGTTCCGATGGCGTCA